GGGAGATATGTAAGGGGAGGGGGGTGGGGGGTCTGGGGCGGGGGGGGGCCCCCCCCCGGCGGAGGCAGTACGACCTGTGTGTCAACGCACTGGTGCTGGACGCCTGGGATCGGAGAGGGGCGGCGGTCCAGGCCCAGGGAAGCTACGCCGCCGTGGAAAACCGGGCGTTCCGGCAGATGCTGAACCAGCTGAAGCTGACGGAGCCGGTGTCCAAGTTGGACACCGGAGAATAGGGGGGCTCTCATGTACGTCAATGCGGGAGAGCTGAACAAGCGGATCACTGTCTACCGCAAACCGGCGCTGGACGAGGACGGATATCGGCCCGAGAGCCCGGATCCGCTTCCGGTACACACCTGCTGGGCCAAGTTCAGCCAGACCAGCGGGACGGAGCTGGCAAAGGCCAACGCCGACATTGGGGAAGCGAAGGTTCGTTTTCTCATCCGCTGGACCCGGAAAGCCATCGACCGCAAGATGTTCGTCCGGTACAAGGGGCTGGACTATGAGATCGTCTATATCAACCCCTATGGGGACAGCGGGGAATATATAGAGCTGTGGTGCAAGTGGGAAGGGACGGGGACAGGCCTGTGATTGACAGCAAAATCAGGGCGGCGGTGAAGCCGCTGGTGGGCGTGTGTGTGCCCGACTTGTACACCGGGGACGCCGGGGAATACTGCACCTTTAATTTCAACGAGCTTCCCGCCGGGTTTGGGGACAATGTGCCCCATGTCATCCGGTACCTGGTGCAGGTACACTGGTTCCTGCCGCTGAAAAAGCGGCCCCAGCCCACAAAAAAGGCCCTGCGCCGGGCGCTGATGGCCGTCCGGGGGTTTACCGCCCCGGAGATCATCAACGCCAGCGACGAGATGGGCCAGCACTATGTGTTTGAATTTGAGGCGGTGGACGGTGATGTGTAAATGGCGAAATTGAGTGTGGACGGTCTGGACGACCTGATTTTGTCCCTACAGGAGATCGAGGACATCCCCGATGATGTGGCCGCCGCCATGCTGGACGCCGAGGCCCAGGTGGTAGAGGAGGCCCAGATTGCCCAGGGCGTGACCATGGGGGTATATGATACCGGTGATACCCTGCGGTCTATCCGCCGGGGCAGGATGAAGCGGGCCAAGGACGGGGGCCGGGTGGTCTATGTGACGCCCCAGGGCGTGAATGACAAAGAGGAGCGCAACGCCGCCGTGGCATTTATAAACGAGTACGGCGTTCCCAGCAGGAAGATCCCGGCCAGGCCGTTTATCAAACTGGCCAACGAGGCTGCCGCCGGTCCCGCGGTGGAGGAGGCGGCGAAGATTTACGATGAGTTTCTAAAATCAAAAAATCTGTAAGGAGGAAATTATGGATTACGGAGCGAAGTACATCAGGTGGGCCCCCTTCGCGGCGGAAAGCCCGCAGAAGATGGGCAAGCTGCCCAGCTACGGCCCGGCCATCACCCTTGGGGCGCTGAACAAGGCCACCGATACCCCCGCCTTCAATGAGGCCAAGGGCTACGGCGACAACGTCCTGAAGGTCTACGTGAACAAGTTCAAGGAGACTGTCATCGCCATCGAGACCACCGAGGTGCCCCGGGACAGCATGTCCGCCGTGTCCGGCACCACGCTGGAGAGCGAGACGAAGAAGAACATGCGCTTCCGGAGCACGGACAAGACCCCCTACGGCGGCCTTGGGTTTTTCGTCAGCAAGATCCTGGACGACGGCCGGGATGTGTGCATGGGCATTTTTTATCCCAAGGTCAAGGCCATGCTCCAGGGCGCCACATACAACACCGACGGGGAAAATATTACCCTGTCCACCAGCAAGCTTCAGTTTACCGGCTCGGCCTGCGACTCGGGGGACTGGAAGATCGAGTCGGACTTCTTCGAGACGGAGGAGGAGGCCCAGGCCTGGGTGGACGGCATGTTTGACGGCACCTCTACTGACATCGGCAATGAAGCGGGCGGCGAGATCCAGGGCCAGAGCGCCACAGCCCGGGCGGCCGGCAAGGCGGCCACGGTATGAAGCTGATCCCCTTTGAGCTGGACGGCCGGGAATATCACCTGCTGTTTAACGGGGCGGCCCTGTTCGATGTCTACGACCAGTTTGGGGCTGAGGGCTCCATACTGGATCCCATTAAGGGGAACGGCCGGGAGGACTTTGAGGCGGTGTGCTGGTACCTGGAGGAGCTGGCCACCCAGGGGGAGCTGTACCGGAGGCACCAGGGATATGACCCGCTGCCGGTTCCCACGGCGGAGCTGTTTGAGACCGTCCTCTCCCCGCTGGACGTGCCCCTGGCCAGGGCCGCGATTCACGCGGCCATTGCCGCCGGATTTGACCGGGAGGAGGGGAAACCCCGGGAGATCGACAAGGGCCTTCTGGAGCTGGAAAAAAAAACGGGCGCCGGCTCACCCGGGCCCAGTATTTAAGCATGGCCTCTAAATTCCTGGGCCTGTCGGTCAAGGAGGCGCTGCTGCTTCCCCCGGGCCTGGTGATGGACATGGCGGCGCTGGAGATTGACCGGCGCAAGCCAAAGGACGGCCAGGGGAAATGAAAAACCGCCCCAGTCGGGGCGGCTGGCCGGTTTGAACCTTGACAACTCAATATCGAGACAGCGGAAAACATTTTTTAATCAACGAAAGGATTGAGATTATGCTGAATGTCGAAATCGCAAAATTCCAGAAAGAGGAACGAGCCGCCGTCACCAGCTTGGATGTGGCGGAAACTTTCGGAAAAGCACATGACAAGGTAATGCGGGACATTAAAACCCTTGGCTGTAGCGAGGAATTTAATACCGCCAATTTTGGCGATATCTTTTACTCGGATTCTATGAACCGAAAGCAAAAAGCCTGTGTTATGACCCGTGACGGCTTTACCCTCCTTGTCATGGGCTACACCGGCGAACTGGCAATGAAGTTCAAAGAGGCCTACATCAAGCAGTTCAACGCTATGGAGGCCGCCCTGCAAGGCAAGCTGATCGAACGGCAAAAAGGGATTGCTGTCCGGCAGGCTCTGACAAAAGCCCTCCAGCAGTCCACTGAGGATGCCCGGATGCACGGCCACGCTTACCCCACCTACACCAACTGTATCTACAAGGAATTGTTTGGGCTGAGCGCCAACCAGCTCCGGGAGAAGTTTGGGATCACCAAGAGAGACAGTCTGCGGGACTACCTTACCCAGGAGGAGCTGCGGGCCGTCCAGTCTATGGAGTGCCTGGTGAGCGGCCTGGTGGATTGCGGCTGGGAGTATGCGCGGATTAAGGAGTTCATTCACACCAACAACACCAGGCGGCAGATCGCCGCATAAAAAGGCCGGGGATTTCTCCCCGGCCTGCGGAAATCACGCCTCCTGGTCTTTGGCCTCCGCAATGGTGTCGATCAGGTCGCAAAGCTCCTGGTTGGTGTAATCCTTGCCGCTCTTCTTGATCAGGCGGCGCAGTTCATACAGAATCGCCTGCTGGGCGTCCTTTCGCTCTTTATCTGTCATTTCTGTTCACCTCCTTCCGTGTCCTGCCAGGCGTAAATCACGCCCTAAGTTCTGGCCTTGGGCTTGTACTGCTCGTCGCCCAGCTCGATATACAGGATGAAGTCATTGATCTCCTTCTCCGACCACCCCGCGGCCCTGAGCCCCAATATCAGCCGGCTGGGCTCCGTCATGTTCACGGTGTTCACCTCCTTCTGTGTCCTGCTCCATGGTTTGGTCAATGGCCCGGTTGATAAAGCCGTTGACGCTCTCACCCCGGGCCTCCGCATGGGCTTGGATCGTCTCTTTCTTTCCTTTCGGCATAGTGAGATTTACCCGGTCGTAGGCTTTGGCAATAAACTTGTTTTGTGCCCGTGTTCTTGCGGTTCCCAAAACTACACCTCCTTGAATTAATTATATCACAAAATGAGCGTTGCGCAACTATTTAAATCCAACAAAATCATTGCGCAACGTTTGTGTAAAAAGTCAATTGTAATTCGTTGCGCAACGTGATATGATGACATTGTCAGCGGGGGAGCCCCCCGAGAAAAATTTAAGGAGGCAGCGATTATGGGACGAGTAAAGGAATTTTTGTACGACCGGATCTACCCGCTGGCTGAGGCCAGCGGGTACGATGAGGAAAATCTGATGGAGCTGTGGTTTGACTACGTGGAGGAGTGCTACTCGGACGGGGATTCCCCCAGCTGGGCGTACTTCCGGGATGTGACCATGGAGCGGGACTGGTGAGGGCCGCCGTATGAAAAGCATTGAGGTGACGATCCGGGAGGACGGCCTGACCATCAAGCGTACCACAGAGGAGCCCCTGAGCGCCGAACAGAAGTATACCCTGCTGCTGGCCCTGCTGATCGCGGTGTCGGCGCTGGGGTTCTTCTGGATGATGACGGGACACTAGGGGGTGAAGGCATGAGCGAAGAACGCAGACATTATGAGGAGCTACTCCTGAAACTAATGGAGCGGGCCAGCGTCCGTGAGCTGGCGGGGCTGTGTCAGTTTGCCAGCGCCTACCTGGGAGGAAACAGGGAGGCGGAGGTATGAGCGACCTTCATATTTTCAACAACCCCGACTTTGGAGATATCCGCATTGTGGAGCGGGACGGGGAGCCCTGGTTTGTGGGCAAGGACATTGCCCAGGCTCTTGGGTATAAAGATACCAAAAACGCCCTAAAATCACACGTTGATACCGA